ACACCTGGGAAGAACAAGCTAGACTTCTCATCAAATATTACAATGCACGTACGCTCTGTGAGAATGATGACATCTCGTTCATAGAATATATGAAAGCAAAAGGAGATGCACACTACCTTGAGAAACAACCTGATTGGTTGAAAGAGGTGGTGCCTGGTACAACAGTGAAGCGTGATTATGGTGTACACAGAAGCTCTGAGAAGATAAGAGACTATCTGCACAACTGCCTCAAGAAGTATATGGAGGAAGTGATATACACCGAGAAGGATGAAGATGGTAACATCATCAAAGAGGTGCAGGGAGTGTCAAAGATATTTGATCCTGTATTGCTAGAAGAGATAATTCAGTTTAACGATCAAGGTAACTTTGACCGTATCATTGCTGCAGAACTCGCTATAGCTCAGGCTCTTAAGATGGATCCTGTACTTGGTAAAGTGGGTGGTTCATCTGATCCAAGAGTGAGTGCAATATTCAAACCCAATAAGAAGAACGTTCTGTTTACAGAGTCTCGTGGGTTATTTAATAAAGTGAAAAAAAGTAAACTTTTTATATAATGGCTATCATTAGATATACGAAAGATGCTACAATTAGATATGCCTATCTAAATATATTCCCTGACCAGTTTAAGACGGACAAGGAAAAGCAAGACGAAAGTTGGATAAAGAACACCATGGACTACTTTGCAAACAAGGCTTACGCTGAGTATGTAAAGAACCGTGACACCTTTGTCAAAAACTACGATTTAATAAAAGGCATCTTGAGGATGGAAGACTTCTATCAAGAGCCTACAGTGAAGAGCTTTACAGATATGATGACAGCTGATCTTCAGCTTCCTGCATATGTAAAGATGTATTCCATCATGACCACTCCTGTGAATGAGTTGGTTGGTGAGATTAGCAAACGCCCTGATACATTCAGGGTGAAGGCATTTGATGATGACAGTAAATCTGAAGAGCTTGAGTTTAAGACACAAATCCTTCAGCAGTATGTTCTAGGAAAAGCAAAAGAGCAAATCCTAGCAAATGCTGCCATGCAAGGGGAAGAGTTGTCTGACGAAGAGGTTCAAGAAATGACTATGGATGAAGTGCAAGACACTTTGGATAGTTATACATCTGTAGCTGAGAAATGGGCTAATCACGTTTTAACATGTCAAAAAGCTGAATTCAATCTTAAGGAAAAAAGTGAAGATGCATTTCGCGATATGCTAATTTCTGGGAGAGAGTTCTATCACATATATGAAGACAACTCTAAGCTTGGTTTTAACATCGAAGTGGCTAACCCAAAAAACACTTGGTTTCTTACAACTCCTGATAGAAAGTATATTTCTGACCCTACTGGTAGAGCACAGGGTGCTTATGCCGCTGGTACAGTACAAGTTATGGAACTTTCAGAAATCATTGAAAGTATTCCTGATCTCACCAAAGAGGAGATTGATCACTTACGTTCATCTCTTCAAGATTATGGATTAATCAACGTACGTGAATCTAACCTAGGTAATCCTAATGCTATTCCTGGTATTGACTCAGTACAATATGATACATTTGACCCTCTTGTTCTTCAGACACGTATGATTATTGAATCAGAGATGAAGGAGAACAATGACGGACTAAAAGACTTCTTAGGACTTACATCTAATGTGTCTTCATTTGGATACAAGTATGTTGTTGTTCGTTGCTATTGGTTAAGTAAGAAGAAGATTGGTAAACTCATTTATATAGATGAGCTTGGTAATGAACAGTCTGTTCTTGTGGATGAAAGTTACAAGAGTGGAACTATGCCAACACAACAATCATTAGAATGGGGATGGATTAACCAGTGGTATCAGGGTACAAAGATTGGACCTGACATCTATCACGTTAAACCTTATAAGCTTCTCAACTATTGTCCTATCATTGGTACAACTTTTGAGGTGAAGAATACAGAGTCTAAGTCTCTGGTAGATTTGATGAAGCCTTTCCAGGTGTTATACAACGTATGTATGAACCAGCTTTACAAACTCCTTGAGAAGGAAGTGGGTAAGGTGTATTTGACATCCATCAGACACATTCCTATTCCTAAGGATGGTGATGCTCAAGATGCATTAGACATCTGGGAAATGGAGGCAAGGAACAGAGGGGTTATGTTTATTGACGATTCTCCTGAGAACCTGAAGAGTCCTTCTAGCTTCAACCAATTTAGAGATATTGACCTCACGCGTACACAGGAGATACAATCTCGTTATACGCTAGCACAACAGCTTAAGAATGAGTGTTGGGAGCTTGTGGGTATGAGTAGACAGCGTATGGGATCTGTGTCAGCTAGTGAGAGTGCTACAGGTGTAAACACAGCTGTGTCTCAGTCTTATTCTCAAACAGAACCATGGTTTGTTGCACATGAATATGTAATGGGTCAGCTCTATCAAGCAATCATTGATGCTGCTCTATACGTAGAATCTAAGAAGCCTCAGTCTACACTCAGCTACATCACTAGCGAGGGTGAATCAGCATTTGTATCTGTAAATGGTACAGACTTAAGATTCCGTGACTTGAAGGTATTCTTGACAAATCGTCCTGAAGATACACAAATGTTTAACGAGCTTCGTCAATTGGCTCAGCCTTTGATGCAGAATGGTGGAAGCTTGTACGATGTAATTGAGCTTTACAGCACTAAGTCTATGAGAGCTATGAAGAAAGTGTTCAAAGATCTGCGTGACAAACAGCAGGCCATGGAACAACAGAAGCTCCAGATTCAGCAACAGCAAGTTGAGCAACAGGGTCAAATTGCCCAGGCTCAGCTTCAACAAGCTCAAGTACAGAAAGAACAAGATATTGCTAATGATAATTATCAGAATGAGCTTGATCGCATCAATAAGAAAGAGATTGCCCTGATTGCTGCTGAAGCAAAGAACATGGGTCCTCTATCTGACGTGGATAAAACTGGAACTCCTGACGTATTGGAAATCAGCAAGTTAAACGCAGAACAAGAAAGAACGACTAAAGACTATCAGGCAAAGATGGCTGACCTTAGTACCAAGAATAGACTAGCTGCTGAGAAGATTGCTCTTGAAAGAGAGAAGTTACAAGTGGATCGTGAGAATCAGAGAAACGACTTAGCAATCGCTAGAGAAAATGCTAAGGGACGCTCTAAAAAACCTGAATAATGTTTGATAGGCTAATTGACTTAATAACTGGCTGGTTTGAACAGCTGCTTCCCTTCTTTATCGTTAGAGATTTTGAGGAAGCAGTTGTTCTACGCTTTGGTAAATTCCACAAGGTAGTTAAACCTGGCTTTCATTGGCGCATCCCATTTGTGGATGATCCTATGGAACAGCATGTTGTAGTTACAACATTGAGCCTATCCCCACAGAGTCTTTACACTAAAGACAAACAGAACATTGTTGTGAAGGGGTTGATCAAATACAAAATAGCTGATATTCAGACATTTATATTAGAAGTGTATGATGCTCAGGATGCTATATCAGATATGACACAATACATTATCAAGAACATCATCATGGACAAAACCTTAGATGAGTGTATAGATACTGAGATTGATAACATCCTCACGAAGAAAGCTAGAGTGGAGGCAAGAAAGTGGGGTGTTGAAATCCAACAAGTTACACTCACTGACATAGCTCCAATGCGTTCATACAGGATAATAAACGACACGGTGATAAACAAACTTGATTAGAGTAAATTAGATTAATGCTATATTATATACGAAAATGGTGTATATAGATGCATAACTCTTTGCTATTCAACAATCTCTGACTATTTTTACAAGCGTATAAACCAATTTAAACAAACTACATATGGCTGAAAACCTAGATACCCCGTCATTCGGTAACTTTAGTATTGAAAATACTATGGAGATGGGACCTGGAAGTACAGAACTTCTCAATGATCTTATGTCTCCTGAGACATCAACGGGTAACCCTGATGATATTCAGAAGATCGTAAAAACTGCTGAACCTCCTACTCCAGATCCAAAACCCGATGTTCCAAAAGGAAAAGAAGTTGTTCCTAAAGCAGATGGTGAAGAATTCACTGGTCAAGATCTCATATCAAGCTTCCTTGGTGATAACACTCAAGAAGATGAAGATGAAGAAGAGGCTGATCCTCAACCAGTTAAGAAGAAAGCTCCAACAACTGAAGCTAAACCTGCTGAAGAAAATAGTAACGAAGAAGGAGAGGGAGAAGGAGAAGAGCAAGTGAGTCAATTCACAGCTTTATCTCGTGACCTTTTCAAACTCGGTGTTTTCTCAAAGGATGATGATGATGAAGAAGATATAAGCATATCCACCCCTGAAGAGTTCTTAGAACGCTTCCAAAGTGAAAAGAAAAAGGGAGCTGTTGAGATGGTGCAAAACTTCATTGGTCAGTTTGGCGAGGATTATCAACAAGCGTTTGAGGCTGTATTTGTAAAAGGTGTTAACCCCAAAGATTACTTTGGTGCATATAATAATGTGATGAGCTTCTCTGAAATGGATCTTTCACAAGAGAACAATCAAGTGTCAGTAATCAAACAAGCATTAGCTGACCAAGGTTTTGAGCCTGAAGACATTGATACAGAAGTTGAAAGACTCAAAAACTACGGTGATTTAGAGAGCGTAGCTACAAAACATCACAAAGTGTTGGTTAAGAAGGAAGCCCAGAAACTTGCCCAAATGGAGCAAAAGGCTGAGGTGGAACTCCAACAAAAACAAGCAATTAAAAACCAATACATCCAGAATGTTCAGGGAGTCCTTCAAGACAAACTGAAATCTAAGGAATTTGATGGAATCCCCATCAACCCCAAGTTGGCAAACGAACTACAAGACTTCCTGCTGGTAGATAAATACAAGACAGCAAGCGGTGAGACACTCACTGATTTCGACAAAACCATCTTGGAATTGAAGAGACCTGAGAACCATGCAACAAAGGTGAAAGTTGCCCTCCTGCTTAAAATCCTAGAAAAAGATCCTACACTATCTACCATCCAAAGAACAGGCGTTTCAAAGAAATCGAACGAACTGTTTGGGGAAGTAGCTAGACAAGTGACTAAAACTAAGGCATCTAGCAGTGGTCAACCAGCCAAACAAAATTCATGGTTCATTTAAATTTTAATAAATAAAAGGATAACAAAATGGCAATTCAAACAATCCCAGGTCTAACTGGCTTCACGTATGCTCGTGTCGCATCAATGGACAAGCGTGCTGTGGGTAAGCTAACTGACGCTAACCACCTGGAGAGCTTTCACTCAACCGAGCCTGCTGATTACGATAAGAAAATCATCAGCCTCTACACACAGAGCTCTCTTTACAGCAATGACTTCCTTGACATGATCAACAAAAGCACGCCTTATTACATTGATAATAATAGCGATGCTTGGAAATGGCAAGTAGCTGTTCCCTACAAATTCCCTAAGATTATCGACATCCCTGCTTCTACAGCTGAGCTGAGCAAGCCTGGTATCGATGGTCAAGAGTTCCAATTGGTAATTGACACAAACGAGTTCTCTAAGAACGCAATCGTTTCTGTTGGTACTCGTCAATATGGTCCTCGTTTTTACGTTATTAAGGATCCAGTTCCTTGGAACATGGGCTTCCTTTACAGCTTCACACTTGTTACAGACAATCCAACTGTAGACTTCGTAAGCCCAACCTTCTTACAGGTAGGTATCGAACTTGAGTTGGTTGATGCTGCAATTGGTGAATTCGATCAAGACTTATTGGGTCTTCCTCGTTTGGGTGAGCAAATCACTATGTTTGAATCTTTAGGTTCTGCATATGGTTTCGAGCACAAAATCACTGAGTGGGCTGATGACAAAATGATGCGTGACTCTGCAGGTCGTCCTTTGGACATCCTTGTATATGCACCTCAGCGTCGTAACCAACTTCCTTTAACTCGTAACGATGTTAAATGGGAGCCATTTATTGAGTTCTGGATGCGTAAGTCTATGCTTGAATTAAAAGTTAAGCGTATGATTTGGTCTCGTCCTGGTACTGTTAAGACTAACGGTAGCAAGCAAGAACTTAAGCGTACATCTGCTGGTGTTTATCACAGAATGCGTAACAACGGTAACTTAGTTCAATACAACCGTGGAGAATTCACTGCAAACTTGATTCGTTCTGTGTTTGGTGACTTATTCTACAGACGTGTGGATGTTAAAGACCGTCGTGTTAAAATGTACACTAATGAGGCTGGATTTGACGTATTCCAACAAGCTTTGAAGACAGACGCTTTAAACAGTGGCTTGACTTTCATGGCTGATTCTGGAAACCGTTACATGCAGGGTGAAGGCCAGCATATCACTTACAACTTTGCATTCGATGCAATGGTTACTCGTGAAACTGGTCGTGTTGAGTTAATTCACTTGAAAGAACTTGACCTTCCTCAAACTAACCTTGAATTTGGTCAGAACAAGAAGAGCACACCTGTATTCATGGTGTTCGACGTATCTCCTATGTCTGATGGTTCATTGGTTAACAACATCCGTGAAGTACGTATGAAGGGTGCACCTTCTATGACTTGGGGTTATATCGATGGAACTCGCCACCACTTAGGCTTTGCTAAGTCTCAGGGTATGAGCTCTGCGAACAAATTCCCAGGATACGAAATCTGGATGAAAGACCGTTGTGATGTATTCATTGAAGACTTGTCTCGTACAGTTCTTATTGAAGAAATCCCACAATTCTAAGGAACCATTCTAAGGATTCTATCCTTAGACCCCTTATATCGAGAAGAGATTGCCCCCCACATCCCCGTGGGGGAGCTCTTCTCACTTACAGAGTGGTTGGACTGGGGTGTCTCCCAATCGCTATCCCTTCGGTGGGAATCACTCTGCAAAATAAACCAAATAAAATAAACTACATATGGGTAAGTTAGGTAAAATCTCAACTATTAAGAAGGAGTATAATAACTCACAACTTCAAACAATGCAAGGCGGTCTTTCACTAAAAGGCCTAACACGTATTCCTGGTACAGGGGTATTTAAGTATCCTTACAAGGAATTGGATGGACAGTACAGAACAGGACTTGATCCTAATGCTAGTTACATCCGCAGAATCTCTGATCCTCTTGAGAGAGAACTAGAGACTGAGCGTGTTACAGTTCTTAGAGACAAATTACAATCTGCATTGGGAGATGTTGACTTAGGTCCTCGTTCTAGTTTCTGGAACTATGGATTGTCTACATCAACAAGTGATACGCTGCATGTTCAGCCTGTAAAACTTCTAGATAGTGATAACTTCTTTGATCTTAACATTCCTTTTCAGGAATTAGCGTTTTCATGGCTTCGTGTTCATCCTACAATTGCAAGCTCATATCAAGCTTGGGAGCGTGGTGAATATCCTGCTGAAACTCAGTTCTACGTAGCTGATGATGAAATCGAGAATGCTGTTCTCTTCAAGAAGAAGCAAATGATTAACAAAGCTATTGTTAAGTTTGACAGCATGACTCCTGAAAGAAAAAGAAAAGTGGCACGTTTGTTGGGACTACCTGTAACTGATGATACTAAAGAGGAAGCAGTTTACAATCTTGTAGACAATGTTCTCAAACAAACCGAATTTAAAAACGGTAAGTATCAAGGGTTAAATCCTGTTGAAGTGTTCACTCGCTTCGCAGACATGAAGGATAACTTACTCCATATCAAAGACTTAGTGAAACAATCTCTTCTTCACTCAATATATAGATCTAAACCTAACGGTAAAATTTATGAAGGTGAGTTTGAAATAGCTAAGGATGAAGATGATTTAATTAAATTGCTTGTTGATGATGATAATCAAGACTTGCTCTTGACTCTCGAAGCTAAGCTAAAAACTAAGAAATTGGCTGCAGTATGATACCAGTAGATAGTTTATTATATAAGATAGACCAAAAACTAAATAAACTATCAACTAATATACACCAGCAAATTAACTTGGAAGATAAAATTCTGGCTCTCAATGAGGCCCAGATTAAGCTGATAAAACAAAAGGTTGATGGTTTTAGTGTGGTAAGTGGAATGGGACTCGATGCTTTTAAGAAGCGTTATGAGGACCTCCAAAGCTTGGTCATAACATATAACCATCAACCTCTTGACCTCACTATTAAGAACGCTGAACTAAATCAATGGTTTGCTGATCTGCACCTGCTTGTTCCTAAGTACATGTTCTATTTAGATGCATATGTACTGGCTGACAAAGGGGTGTGTAAGGATAGAAAGATCTGGATTAACAGAGACTTAGCTAAACATGGTGACCTTCAGTTCATTCTGAACAATACACATTATAGGCCGTCTTTTGAATACCAAGAGACTTTCAACTTCCTCTCGACAGACGAAATATCCATCTTCACAGATGGTACATTCACTCCGAGTAAGATATATATGTCTTACATGCGCTATCCTGTATACATTAACAAACAAGGATATATCATGTTAGATGGCCAACCATCAGTTGACCAAGACTGCGAACTTGAACTCTATCTAGAGGATGAGTTGTTAGACTTAACAGTACAAAACCTAGCAATGTACACAGAGAACGCTGCTGCTGTTCAAAGTGCACAGTTCAGGATACAGACAAACGAATAAATTTTTCAATCACCTAAAATAAAGCAAAATGGCTGATTTTTCATTAACTACGCTTTTCGTAGTTCCAGTAGGGCAAACTGCGCTCCCTAGTTCTGGATCTACGCAAAACTTGACAGCTGGACAGTTTGGTATTTTTAAATCCGACTACACTCTAGCTACAGCTGCAAACATTGCAGCGTCTCCCTATTTTTACATTGCGCAGGGCCGTACAAACACTTATCTGCAAGGCTCTAAGCGTTCAGATAAAATTAAAGGCTGTCCTTCAGGATCTGGTTGTAACAGCAATGTAACTGAGTGGTACAAAGTGGACGGTTGTCCTACTCCTCTCACTCAAATTACAGACGTTGTTAACTGGAACGCACAGTGTGGTGACATTATCACTGTAACACTTCGTGCTCACTCTAGCTACCTTGACACATTGTACTTCAACGGTTTTACTCGTTCAGTAACTGTAAACGCACCTTGTTGTGATTGCGGTGGTGATCCTTGTACTAGCGTTAATGTACCTGCTTTGATCGATGATGTGATTTATCACTTCAATCTTCAAGCTCCTGGTAACAACCCTGACAACATCACTTTCTCTGACTTCTATCAGTTCCAGAGAATTGGTAACGACCAAAACGCATTCTTGCGTATCACTGGTAAGCCTCTTACCAAATATGGTCAGCCTTGTGATGTGGCAGCATTTCCTTTCGAGTATGACAGAATGTGGTTCCGTACATTCGTATTTAGCGGACCTGCAACCACAGCTGACTTCATTGTAGCTGATCCTTGTAACACTGTTGCTGATCCTGTTGTAGTACAGCGTTCTTCTTACGCTTCTGGTACTTCTGCAGAGATTGCACAATTAGAGAAAAACTTCTACAGCTACCAAGCTGGTTACTTGAAGCATCTCTACAGGATGAACGGTTACAATGAGAACTTTGAAAGCTGGGTGAGTGATGGTACTACATATACCACTTACTACATCAAGTTTAATGAGTTCGACAAGTCTGCTTATCAGTGGGGCGATTATATCTATGAAGACAGCACTGTAATCATTGCTCTTCAAAAGGATAGCGCTATGGAAACCGCTGTAGAAGCAGTTCTTGTGGCAGGTCTTGGTGCAGTTGTTGCTCAGAATGGTGCGTGTGTAACTACCACTTCTACAACAACCACTGTATGGCCTTCTACTACTACAACATCAACCTTGATTCCGTAATAGTAGGCAAGTAACATAGATTATATAACCTAAGCCAGAGGTGAGAGGATACTACTCAATCCTCTGGCTTATTTATTTAAAGCAACATGGCAGATTTAAAACTAGACATATTAGTAATTCCTACGTACAATGTAGAAACACTTGGAGTTGCTGATGCATCTGTATATCCAACTAATCCACCTGTTGTTTCTGGTGCTACAATTGAAATTACTGTTCCTGGATTTGGAACATTTATTAAACCATTCAGCGTTAACGACTTTAACATATTTACAACATCAAACTTAGGTATAACCCCACCAGGTATAGATCAACCTCTACCTGATGGGGTTTATCGTTTAAAATACTCTGTAGCTCCTGCATACTTGAACTTCGTAGAGAAGTCAATTGTGCGTGTTGAACAGTTACAGGAGAAGTTTGATGGCGCGTTTATGAAGCTTGATATGATGGAATGTGATAGAGCTATTAAGACACAAGCAAAGGTGGACTTAAACTCTATATACTTCTTCATGCAGGGGTCTATTGCCGCTGCTAACAATTGTGCTGAGATTGAAGCAACAAGATTATACACCCAGGCAGACATGATGTTGAACAATTTTATAAAGAACAATTGTGGATGCTCTGGAACCAACTACGTAATAAATTTCTACTAATATGGCTATGTGTAAAAAATGTGGAGCTAAGGTTGGATGTGGATGTCAATTGATTAACGGTCTTTGTGCAGCATGTAATGGTGCTGTAAAACAAGGAAGAAAACTTATAGGAAATGTTATCACCCAGGCTCACAAATTGTCCAGAGTGCGCTAGTATACCAGTATTAATTGCTGATATAGATTGTAAACTAGCTTCTCTTGCAAACAATTTGTATAATAATGTTGTGTTTATGTTGAACCAGCCTGTGCCTGGAGGGGTGATGCTGGACCTCATAAACTACAGAAGAATACTTGCATACAAGTATTGTAACCCCGATTATGCTGCTCCATTCACAGTGAATATGATTGCGAGTAGAGTAAAACTTTTAAAATATAAATAAATGTCTAACATTTGTTCAAATTGCTATAATGGTTGTGTAGAAACAACATCTGATCAATGTGTAAGATATACAGGTGTAGATGTTCCTGTTTTGGGAATCCAAACAGGAGACTCTCTTTCGTATGTTGAACAAGCATTGATTACATTTCTCACATCCACTCTTGATGGAAATGGTATAGTGTTAACTATCAATCCTCAAGTCATTTGTCAGATTGTAAATAAGAATCTTGTATCGTGTGAAGGTCTTGATCTTCCAAATGTCGTTACTGCAATTATCAAAGCTGTTTGTGAGCTTGATACCAGACTAACCACTTTAGAAGGAAAGTTTAATACATTAGAAGGACCTTATACAATAGGTTGTCTTACTGGTGTAACATCAACCTCTGGAACACATGCGATTCTGCAAGCTGTTATTACAAAGCTTTGTGCTGTAGAGGTTACTCTAAATGCTCTTGCTCTTAACGTAAGTACAAACTATGTTAAGCTTTCTGATCTTAACTCTCTGATTGCAGCCTATATAGCTAGCGCTGGAACTAGCACTAAGTTTTTCAACCGTATGGTTCCTTATGCTGTTGTAGAATACTACGGTAGTCTCACAGGTAAGTTTGATGGTACAGGTGCTGGTATTGCTGGAACTGATTGGGAGAAAATCTACCTCTGTAATGGTAACAATGGCACTCCTGATAAAAGAGGACGTGTACCAGTTGGTGCTACAACAGGTATGGGTGGAGGAGCTTTCAATCCTGCAGTGGATCCTGGTGTAGCTGGTAATCCTGCTTATGCCTTATTAGGAACTGCTGGTTCTAACACGGTAACTCTTTCACCTACAGAGATTCCTGCTCACTCTCACACAGCTACAGCAACTGTAACTGATCCTGGACACTTGCATACAATTTCATATGCCCATGGAGAAGCTGATCAGAATGAGCCTGGTGCATATGGTGATCTTATGGATATGAATGGTACAAAGAGCTCGTCTACTAGCACGAACACAGCAGTTACAGGAGTTTCTGTAGCAGTCAGTGTTGGTTCTACAGGAGGCGGATTAGCCCATAATAACTACCAGCCTGGTCTGGGATGTTACTACATTATGTACATTCCTTAATGTAAAGAATAGATGTCTAAACAAAACTGTGATCCTTGTAACCCTGAACTAACTAGTTCTAACAACGTAAAGTATGATGGACCTAATCTCCCATGTACAGCTGTACATACGTGTGACTCGCTCACTGTAGCTCTACAAAAGATAGACGAGAGAGTTTGTAAACTAGGAGGTAGTTCTGGTACTAGTGGTACTAGTGGAACTTCTGGAACCAGTGGTACATCTGGTATAAATGGAACATCAGGCTCGTCTGGAAGCAGCGGGTCTAGTGGTTCTAGTAGTACGTCAGGTACTTCTGGAACTACTGGTACGTCTGGTAGTTCAGGAACCAGGGGGACTAGCGGTAGCTCAGGTTCTTCAGGGAGCTCTGGAACTACTGGTACAGGAGGATCATCTGGAAGTAGTGGTACGTCTGCTACTTCTGGCACATCAGGTACAAGTGCTACAAGCGGCAGTAGTGGTACAACAGGCACAAGCGGTACCAGTGGTAGTACAGGTACCTCAGGGACCAGTGGGACATCTGGTACATCTGCTACTTCTGGTAGCAGTGGTACAACAGGTACAAGTGGAATAAATGGTACATCTGGTAGCTCTGGAAGCAGCGGAAGCAGTGGAACGAGTGGAACGAGTGCAACAAGTGGAAGCAGTGGTACGACAGGTACTTCTGGTACTTCTGGTATTGAAGGTACATCTGGTACGAGTGGTTCAAGTGGAACAACTGGAACATCTGGTACAGCTGGTACAAGTGGTACAGGAGGTACATCAGGCACAAGTGGTGTAGATGGTAATTCTGGATCTAGTGGTACGAGTGGTAGTACAGGCACTAGTGGTAGCAGTGGTAGCAGTGGTACATCTTCTACGAGTGGAACTTCTGGTACAACTGGCACCAGTGGAAGTAGTGGTACCTCAGGAACATCTGCTACGTCTGGTACATCTGGACTTAGTGGCGATAGATATGCTACAACTTCTTCTTCAACTTATACATTACAAGCTCCTGGTGGAACAGGTACAATCACTGTAGGTACAGGATTGTCTTATTCCCTAGGACAGTCTATTATTATAACATATTCTCTAGATGCCTTTAAACATAACGAGGCAATCATTACAGCTTACAACCCTGGCACAGGTAGTTTAAGCTTCCAGGTAACAGGACAAACTGGTACAGGCACTTATTCATCTTGGGAAGTGAATCTTGACGGTGCTACGGGAGGAGATGGATCACACGGTACATCAGGAACTACGGGCACCAGTGGAACATCAGGCACAAGTGGCACTAGCGCTACAAGTGGCTCATCTGGCTCATCTGGAACTACAGGAACTAGTGGTAGCTCAGGAACATCTGGAACAACAGGTGTAGATGGTACTTCTGGTACATCAGGAATTGATGGTACGAGTGGAAGCTCTGGTACAAGTGCAACAAGTGGTTCAAGCGGAACTAGTGGCATTGATGGCACTAGTGGTAGTAGTGGATCAAGTGGAAGCAGTGGAACTAATGGAACAGGAGGCACCTCTGGTACTTCTGGTAGTTCGGGATCTAGTGGTTCCTCTGGAACAGCTGGAACGAGTGGTATAAACGGTACGTCTGGTACCACAGGCACTTCTGGTAGTTCTGGTACTTCTGGCACAAGTGCTACTAGCGGTAGTTCAGGAACTACAGGAACGTCTGGTACCACTGGTTCATCAGGTACTAGTGGATCTTCAGGAACATCAGGAACCAGTGCTACAAGTGGTTCATCAGGTACAACAGGAACCAGTGGTTCAAGCGGTACGTCTGTATCTGTATCTGGAACAACAAACTATGTTGTTAAGTTTACTTCAGCAAGTACAATAGGTAATAGTCAGATCTTTGATAATGGTACTAATGTTGGTATTGGAACTGCTACACCTTCTTACAAATTAGATGTTAGCGGTGCAATACAAACAAGTGTTGCAAGTGGGAATGGTTCTTTATATATAAACAACTCGTCTTTGTCAGGAAAGTTTTGGACTTTAATTCCTGAAACTTCAAGCGGAGAAACAAACTTACTTTGGTACTATGGTGGTGCAGGTGCGAGTGTTAAAATGAATTTAACTAACACAGGCAATTTAGGATTAGGAACGAGTAGTCCAAGTGCTAAGTTATTTGTTGTTACAGATGGAGTAGGTTCTGTATCTAATGGTATAGGAATGGACAATGGTGCTCAACAACATTTTTGGTACTTATCAGATAATACAACTTCAACTTACCAAATCAATAGCGCAAGTGGTGTATTTAGATGGGTTAATTCAAATGGGGAGTTAATGCGTCTTAACGCTTCAGGTAATTTATCAATAGGAAATACTAATGATACATATAAACTTGATGTAACGGGTCAAATAAGAGTAAACGGAAGTACAAATGAACAATTAATCGTTGATTATACAACTGTAAGTGGTGGTTTTACTTGGCAATCATTTAGATTAAACGGAACTAATAGATATAGGATATTTGGTAACACTGATAATAGTTTTACTTTATGGAGTGATGTTTTATCTTCAAATGTATTATCAATAGCCTCTACAGGAGCATCTACATTCTCAAGTAGTGTAACAACGAGTACATCTACTAATGCAAGTTTTATTGCAACAACAAGTTCTGCAAGTGGATATTCATATATTGATTTTGCTAATACAGGTGCTTCAGGTAAAACTTATGAAATTGGAATAGGTGGTAATAGTGCAGCTTCAGGATATGCCAATAATTTATATTTTGATTTAGTAGGTGTTGGAAGCATAATGACTATGACAAGTGGTCGTAATGTAGGTATAGGTACTACAACTCCGGGTACTAAGTTAGAAATCGTTAGCAGAGCGGCTGATGCTGACAGGACAATACCTCACAATGTATTGACAATTACTGCACTACAGGGTAATGCTCCTTATGGGTTTTTTGGTGGGTCTATATTATTTAAGAATAGCAGTTATGTTACAGGGGTAGTAGAAAGTGCAAGAATAAGAAGTGTTATCTATGATGATGGTGCACCTTATAACTTTGGTGGGGGTTTATGGTTTGAAACAACACCAACTCCGGGTGGTACACTTACGCCTTCTCTTGTTATAAACTATCAAGGGAACATAGGTATAGGAACCACAAATCCTAGTATATATGGTTTAGGTTTTACAAAACAAGTTACAATATCAAATACAGCTTCATCTCAATATGGAAATCTTACTGTTGCTGGTGGCTCAGGCGCAAGTGGTGGTATAGATTTTGGAAATCAATCAGTAAGACACGCAGGTGTTTATGGATTAGATGGTTCTAATTTAGGATTTTATACAAATGGTTCTAATTCAGGTAGTGGATTATCTGAACGTATGCGCATAACAAGTGGGGGTGATGTAGGTATTGGTACTACAAGTCCTAATGTTAAATTACGTGTTGAAGGTAGCACTATTTTAAATGGTGCTGTATCTGCTAATACAACATATAATGCTTTTGCATTAAATGTAGGAGGTATAGCTTATATTATTGGTGGAAGTGTTTGGGTAAACGATGCTTATGGATATGCAAATGCTTCTTCTGTAAACACAGGAATGTATCCTGATAGTTCCCATAATATTACCTTTAAAAATAATAATAGCACTAGTGTTTATATAAACAGTAGTAGGAATGTTGGCATTGGAACTACAAGTCCATTTTCTTCTTTAGATGTATCCACTTCCTCAACTGGAGCTATTTGTGTTGGCACTTCTTCAAATACTATTTCAAGTGGCGATTTGATTGGAGCTATTTCTTTTGTTTCAAGAGATGGATCAACCTACTCAAGTGGTGGTGTATCAAATATTAGATCTTATGCTACTGAAACATATAACTCAAGCAATGTAGGTGCTGATTTAAGATTTTATACAACAAATGCAATTCAAAATATTAACGCTGATGTTCTTTTTGGTACCGAGCGCATGCGCATAACAAATGAAGGAGATATAATAATAGGTTATAATCAAACTACAGCTGTTATAATAGGTAGAACATTTGCAACTACTCACGCCTCAGGTAATAGAGGTGCTGAATTATTTTTTGGAATAGAGGATGGTGGTAATGGTGGTATGTATGTTTACAACGTAGCTTCAAGTGTTGCTGGGCATAACTCACAATATATCACACTTAACACACATGAAGGAGCAGTATCAACAGGAGAAAGAATGCGGATAACATCAACAGGAGATGTATTAGTAAACGCAACATCAACAACTCAAGGAGCTAAGTTCTATGTAAATGGGATAGGTGCATTTGGTAGTGTATATGTTGGAGCATTAGGTACAGGAACTGTTTACTCAAATGCGGGATTCCTAACAAATACCAACCCTTCAGACAGAAGATTAAAAACTAATATCATACCACTTACCTATGGTCTATCTGATATATTAAAACTAAATCCTGTTTCATATAATTGGAAAGACGGAACCAATGGTAAACAATTTGGATTTATAGCACAAGAAGTACAAGAAATAATGCCTGATGCAGTAAAGCAAGGAGAGTACCTTGGACTTGAAAAAGACGCTATTTATTCAGCTTTGGTAAACGCTATTAAAGAGCAGCAGGCTCAAATCAACGAATTAAAATCACAAATAAAATAAAACAAAAATGGCAACAACAGTATTTGAATGGGTAATCAGCCAATTAAATTGCGCTGTAGAATCAGAAGGTCTACCAGATGTAATCAATGTGATACATTGGAGATATAATGCAACACAAGAACATGATGGTAAGATTTATTTTGCAGACACTTATGGTGCATCAAGTGTAGCACAACCAAATCCACAAAACTTCATTCCTTACGCGGATGTAACAGAAGCTGAGGTGATTGGATGGCTTGAGGAAATACTTCCTGTAGATGCTATGCAATTATCTTTGGAGAATAAGATTGCTCTACAGATCAATCCTGTGGAAGTCACACTTCCATTACCATGGCTTTCAACAACCACCACCACCACTACACTATAATTTATTAAAAATCCTGTTTTGTTGGTTTTACAGGATTTCTCCTGGGGCTTCGGCCCTGGGAGTTTTTGTTTAAACTCTAACCAACTTGGTTAGAATGGATAACCAGAAAGGTTAAAATAATTTGGAAAATACCAAAAAACCTTCGTACCTTTAGGGCAATTTTAATTCAAAAAAGTTGTAAATGCCTGAAAATCAATCCCTTCTGCAACAACTGGAGCAAATGCTCCATTGGAAAAAGAGCAAAAAGTTCTATGCAGACAAACTAAACATCACAGAGAACGAGGTGGATGAGTTACTGAAGGGGTTGCGAGGGTCAGAAGAAATACAGAATGATGCTGAGATTTCAAACTACATTGGAGAGTTAGAAGACCATGTAGTAAGGTTTTTAGAGGATATACAGAAAGGAACAGGTGAGGTGGTATTCAACTCTAAAGATGAAATCAAAAGCTTAGATGAGTTAATTGAAAAGTGCAATATTGACACAGAGAAATGGGAGATAACTAAATACGTACAGAACTATTGGGGAAATGGTGAAACTCCTCATTGGCAAGTAAAAGCATGGTTGGGTAAGAAGAAGGATGAGCAAGTGTTTCAAGATAGCTTCATCTCCTTCCTAGAGAACTACCAACCAATATCTCCAGAAGTAATGGCTCCTAAGTATGCTGAAGGTAAGAAAGATGCTTGCCTAATCATTAACAAACAGGATTCCCATTTAAATAAGTTAGACATAGGAGGAGAGAATGATATAGACCATCGCTTTGGTGATTTCATCCAGAGGGTGGAAATAATCCTAAATCAAGCTTCCCTATCTAACAATCTCACAGATATCAAATACATTATTGGTTCTGATGAGTTCAACAGTGAGTTCACCAATTCAACTACAAAGGGCACTCCCCAACAAAACATCCTTTCATATCATGATGCGTTTCAGGCAATATGTGATCATGAAGTGAGCGTGATAAACCTGCTCCTTCAGAAAGGAGAAAATGTGGATGTTATATTTGTAGCTGGTAATCATGATGAATATGTAGGATGGCATTTAGCCAGTTGGTTACAAACCTACTTTAGAAGCGAAGAGCGTGTGTTCTTTGACATCTCTCCAAGATATAGAAAGTATGTGAGCTATGGTACATCAGCATTAATGTTTAACCACGGAGATGCTTTAAAACCTGCAAAGCTTGCTGGCTTGTTCCCTATGGAGTTTAAAACTGAATG